ACGGAAAACGGCAGGACAGCTACTTCTTCTTAGGTGTTTTGCCACCAACCCATGCCTCGTTGATGTTAGGTGTTGATTTATCATCACCACGATACTGACCTTTTTTGTTTCTTGCACGCTTGGCGTTTTCTTCGGGAACTTCCTTCCCAAACAACCACTTATAAAGCCTGTCATGTAAATCTAAAAGCTGTTTAAACATTTTATTATCCTCGTTTTTTGTTGATGTAGATATAATTCTTAGTGATTTTCCCTTCTTCTTCAAGAACTTTTTTGTTTGCAATCCAATCCAAACGATCTTCGTCTTGTTCTTTTTGAATTTGCAGAAGTTTATAAACATACTGGCGCGACACTCCCACTTCTTTTGCGATTTGGTTTCCATTCAAACCTTTGGAATAAAGGTTTAATATCCACTCTGTGCGCGCCCTTCCTTCTGACGTGTTCGGGTCTTTGCATAGGCTGTCGTATTCGTTGCGCGACATGTGTGATGCAAGCTGATAACGTATGGTAGACAACGGAACGTCTAGTGATGAGGCTATTTCTCTGAGCGTTGCGCCCTTTCTGCGCATGTTTACTGCGCTGTCTAGCCAGTATGGGAGTCTGTTTCTTCTAGGCATTTGCCAACGCAAGCCTCTCTTTGAATTCTTCTTTGGTAAGCAAGCCACCTGTATACATGCTTTCAATGTATTCCTCAGAATTGTAGTGTTCTCTTTCCAAGCGTTGAATATGCTCTAGCGCATAACTTTTATTTCTGAATGTGCTTGTGAGGGTATCGTATGTCATATTAAAATCATCAGGGTAATAGTTTCCCACTCCATGACTGGAAATATGATCCAGCACTAAGCCTTCTTTGCTACTCACAATCCGCATTATGCTAACATTATGCCTACCGCGCTCTTTCCTCAACACGTAGTGTGTGCCAGTTGTTTCTCCGGTTAAGATTGTTCCGGTTTTTTTGTAAAGTTTCATTCGCGTTTCTCCTTGTTCCACGTGGAACGTTGTTTGTTAAAGATAGAAATTGGATTCTAACATGGCAACCCATGTTAATCAATGGATTACTTTAGCCTTGTCGATTTGAAAGCCATCATATTCGTCAATGTGTTTTTCAAGATTAAGATCAGGTGTGCCTTCCCACACCTTTTCTATCGCCTCATCTTCTGACTCTGCCTCTATAGGTATGCGATAAATTACTGTCTCGCTTGCCATTACTTCGTATTTCATTTCGTTCTCCTGTTTTTGTTTTCATGTGGTTGCATGTATTTCTCAAGTAAATATGTGTAAATTTGTCGGGAGACCGCAACCCCCCACAAGCAGTTGGATTCCAATGACCTGTGCATCCACGCATTAACAGCGTTTAAACGTTTAGTCAGTAAAGCCCTCTGCTCAAGGGAATTGAAGTCAATGTTGACTACCTTAGTAGGTCTAATTTTATAGACCTTCGCTTTTTTAGAGAGAACATTCAATGCCTTCTCCTTCGTCAACACTTCTTTGAAGAAACTTGACAAGAGCATCGCGCTTTTCAACGAAATAGTTTTCGTCAATTTCTTCAATGTCTTTAGGCAAGTCTGTGAAATCCGCATCATTAATCATAGCGATTAGTGCCTCTGCCTTCTCAGGCTCAAGCGACCCATCGTTTGTCAGTAAGGGGATTACATCCTTCCACCACGACAATCCTAATGCCCATAGAACACTAGAATGGTTGTAGCTGTCTCTGAAATAACACGAATCAGGATTCATTTGGTTATAAATCTTCGATGCTTTATCTTGGTAGAACATGTATTCCTCTGATGTTTTATCAGTTATGGAATCACGCTTGGCAATAGCATCGTTAAACTTAGGCTTGAGCCTGTCGTTCAATTCTGTGTATTCATTGTTTAGGTATAAATCTGCACCCATAATAATTCTCCTTTGTTTGTTATAGATTCTAATTAGTCAGCATTTCATCAGTTTTTTCGCATTTGTTTCAACCAAGCATAAGTGTTCAGTTGTTGCTCATGACTTGCTTCCTTGTCATTGATTGTTTTAACTTGTTCCATGCTTTCTGTTTCTGTGGATAGTGGTTCAGGAATCCAAACACACCATTCTCCAGTTGTTTCGTCTAACAAGATATAACAGTTGCTATATTTCTTGCTGTGATAGGTTGCATATACTTTTGCTGATAAAAAACCATCAGTAGACCTTAGTTGAGACTTTGAGTAAGTTTCTCCATTCGTATAGTAATCAACAATATTGTTTTTCTCATACTCAACGATTGCAGATATATCCTTGCCATCGTTTAAGTCAGAAAACCTATCCTTTTGATGTGAAACGAATGACCAACTACCAGTATGGCAAAGGTATTCTATTTCTTCGTCATTGAAGCCTAGTTTAATTTCCATAATAATTCTCCTTTATTTGTTATCGATTCTATCGATTGGTTATAGTTGCGGGGATTCGTGAAGTGTTTAAACATCCTCAAACCTTACCGGAATCCCCTCTTTATTTGCTAGTTTCCTAGCAAAACCTGTCAGCATCTGCATCACTGCGTTGTGAGCATATGCTGTTGGCAATTCCACGAAAGAAATTTCGTTTCCTTTTTTCTTATCGTGATCTGTGGCATTGATAACTATCGTGCCATCCTCTAGGAAGTCCACGTTCAAAGACATGGAAACCTTTGAGCCATTTTTTGAGACTTCAATTAATCCTATATTCATTTGCGCTTCTCCTTAATCATTAGACCACCTCTATCATGGACATAGGCACTGCCCAAGTTTTTCCATTTATATCAACGTGACACCTAGTTTTATTTACTTTTTTGATTGTGCCTTGCTTTGTGTTGGTTTTTTCCAAAACATTTACTCTCTGACCTACACGAAAGAGGTGTCTTTTCATGGCAACCTCTTTAGCATCAATGGCTTTCCTTGCACTTTTAAATGCGCCTATAAGATCATCCAATTCGTCATGTGTTTTGAGAGATAGTATTCCCTCTATTAAAGCAGACTTTCTTTTTTCTGCCATTTCTTT